AAGAAACAAAATGGTTTCGTTTCGAGGAGAGTTTTTCTTATTCTATTGTAAAGAATGGAACAACTTGTCTTGGGGACAACGCAGCTAATAAATTAACTAAAAAAACATTTATGCAAAAACTAACAAATACGCTCAAAAGATTATTACCAACAAAAATACAAGCACAATATAAAGCAGGTTACAGAAACGGAGATTTAGAATTAACAGATAAAGGAGTAAAAACTCTTTTAGAAATAATCGCCGAAGAATTTGAAGATAAACTTACATTAATGGCTAAAGAAGATATTAAAGAAGAAGAAAGAGTATAATAATTACAAATTTTTGTTTAGAGAAAAAGAGTAAATGGTTGACGGTTGACAATAAACTGTCAACCAATAGGATCAGAGGGGAAGACTTTATTAAACAAACACCAATAAAATGACTAAAAAAGAAGTACAAAAAGGTCATTAAATAATATGGCAAAGCAGGGTGGAAAGAACGAACAATATATTTTATGAGTAGCTGAACATTACATCAAAGGTATAATTAGAATGTCTTAGATGTGAAATAAAAGCGTTAAATAATTACCACTATTGACAATAATCGTAATATGTGCATAATTAAAAGTAGATGGATGAAAAACTCAATGATTTTGAAAAAAATCTCGTTTTATTCTTACGAAAGAAAAAGATAAGCCAGATAAAACATACTGGTAGTTTTACTATCCATTACGACAAAGAGCTTAAGCCTGTAAAGGTAGAAATCAAACAATATATATAACCCTCGCTGGAACAAACCAAACGGGTAACTAAATCTCTACAAAGAGAACGTTACCTGTTTTTTATTATACATAACATATACATAGAAAATACATATGTATTAAATGTATTAAACGAAGTATGCCATTTGCAAAAGGAAATCAAGAAGCAAAGAAAAAAGGAAAGCACAGAACGACATTAGAAAAAGAAATGGCGTTGGATTTTATTAGAGAGAAGATAAAGGAAGAGCTTGAGCCAATTATAGATAACTTAATACTACAAGGCAAAGGAGAAGACAATCCAATTCCAGCTATAAAAGAACTATTAGATAGATTAGTAGGTAAACCAGAAAAGGAAGTTGATATGAATGTAGGCTTAAAACTTGGAAAATTAGAAGAGATACAAACAGGCTTTAATAAGATTATAAAAAAGATAAGCAATGAATGAGTTAAACCCCTCATTCTTATTCCCAAAGTTTGCTTTTGAATGGAAGGATAATGCGATAGATTGGGACTATACTCAAGAACAAGTAAACGAATTGATTGCAAGAGAGATAGAGAAGACAAAAGATAATGCTGGATACTTATTAGCAAAGGAAGTCTTTAAGCAAGACGATAAACCTTTTTTATTAAGCCCGGGCGAATTAGAGATATTTAATTTGATAGTAGGAAGAAAACATAAGCGTTCAGTTGTCCTTTGCTCAACTCAATATGGAAAGTCACTCACTGTTGCAAGAAGTTGTTTAATCAGAATAGCAAACAAAGCAGAAGATTGGCTAATAATTGTCCCTGATATAAAGCGTGGAAAGCTTTTGCTTAATTATATTATAAAAGATACATCAGAGAACCAATACTTCAAAGACAAGTTGATAGGGATTAAAATGGAAGATAGAACATCTTTAGAAAGATTATTAGAAGAGAAGAGTAAACTTAAACTTACATACCAGATATTAGAAAAAGAGAAGGTAAAGTATTCCTCAATAGAGATTATATCAGCAGATGCAAGAAGAAAGACAGATACAATCAATTCTATTATGGGATTTGGAGGAAGAAACATTATATTTGACGAGAGTTCTTTAACAGATGACGAAATTGATGCAGGAGTATTTAGAATGATGGCAGGAAAGGGAGAAGATACCTTTTTAGTAAAGATTGGTAATCCTTTTTATAGAAACCATTTATTTAAGAGCTGGCAGAATAAAAACTATAAGAAAATATGGATTGATTACAGAATAGGAATAGCAGAAGGAAGATACAACGAAGAGTTTATCAATGAAGCAAAAGAGAAACCAAAGTTTGATGTATTGTTTGAATGCAAGTTTCCATTAGAAAACTCAATAGATACAGACGGTTGGTCACCATTGATAACACAATCAGAATTAGAACAAGCAATGACAGACGAGTTCAATCCTTTTGGGTTTCCGACACAAGGTTGTGATCCTTCAGGAGATGGAGATAACGAGAGTGTTGTCGTAATTAGGTGGAGAAATGTAGCAAAGATTGATTTTGCATCAAATGAGATAAGCTCAATGGACTTCTGCGGGGAGATAGCTAACTCAATTGATAAATACAACATAGATATTAGGAGCTGTTCAGTAGATAATATAGGCGTTGGAGAGCTAATACCAGCGATATTAACAAAGGTAGGCAAACCAATACAAGGAGTTAATGTCGGAGAAGTATGTGAAAGTCCTTCTAACCAAGCACAGTTTGTAAACAAAAGAGCAGAGTTTGCTTGGTCCGTAAGAGAATGGATAAAGGGAGGTGGAAGACTATTAAGAGATAAAAGATGGTATCAATTACTAAACTTAAAGTATAAAGAAGACCACAAAAGAAGACTAAAGATAATGTCAAAGGAAGATATGAGAAAGAAAGGCATTGCAAGTCCAGACATCTTTGACGCTTTAGCACTGACCTTTGCAAGACCACAAGTATATTACAGGAAATCTCTTGAAGATGTAGAGTTCAACCGAGAGATGAAGGCGAAGATACAAAAAAGTAAAACATTTAAAATGACAAGTTATTAAAATGGAAAAATACAATCCCTCATCAAAAGAAAAGGAAATACTATCAAACATCTATCGTGAGGTAGGTGATATGATAAAAGAAAGGAACAGAACCTATCATCAGTTTAATGATAGAAACTTAACACAATTCGTAGATGACTCTAACAAGAGAATACAAGGTTATGTCCCATCAAGAGAAGCACAAGGCAAAGAAGACTGGCAATCAAATGTCTTTAATCAAGCAAGTAGGAATAAACTAAAGGCTTTTGTTGCTGCGGTTGCAAATGTTCCTCCTGGATTAAAATATAAAGCAGTAGGAGAAGATGGAGGAATGGACATAATGAGGGCTAACATAATGAAAAACCTTGTCAATCACTCTCGTTATAACTCAAATCCAGAAGTAGATATATTCTGGGAAGCTTGGGCTTGTGGAACAGAAGGAACAGTTATAAAGTATGACGGATTTCTTAAAACAAAATATAAAAGGAAGTTTATCAAAAGCTATGATGTCACAACAGGAGATTTAGAGTTTGAAGAAAAGGAAGTATTAGTAAACAATGAGTGTGTAGATATACAAGTTCCATTGTCAGAGCTATTTATAACAGATTTTATAATAAACGACATACAAGAACAACCAGCTATTGCTTGGATAAGATACTTGGATAAAGACTCTGTTGAAAAAGAATTTGGGCAATATAAAAACTATAAATATGTTTTAGACAAGACACAGATTGGTGAATATATGCCTGAAACAGAAACATTCTTTTATAGCAAATGGGGAGCAAGAACAGAAAACAATGATTACGAGGTTGTTAAATATTATAACCGTTATAAAGACCAATATAGAATAGTTGTTAATGGAGTATTATTATTAGATGCTCCAATGTTGTGGGGAAGAAAAGATAAGTTATATCCATTTTCTAAAACAATCTTTGAACCATTCTCATCAAAACACTTCTTTTATGGCAATTCTCTTGCAAATGCGAATATGGATGTGCAAGATGTTATCAATACATTATACAATATGTCCCTTGATAAGACCTATCGTTCACTTAATCCACCTTTATTAGCAGGAATAAAGAACAAAGACCTGTTAGAGCTTGAAAATGAGAATATAGGAATGGAAACAACCTTGTATGTAGATGATATAAACCAAATAAGATATCAAGAAATACCAGGTGTAAACTCTTCTGAAATGGCAATGATACAATGGGTATCACAAGGAATGGATTTAGGAACATTAGACCAAACACAACAAGGAGTTGCAGGAAGAGGAGTAACAGCAAGGGAAATTGTAATAGCAAATGAAAATGCCAAGAAACTAAAAGGATTATTCTTTACATTCTTAACTGATTTATGGGTTCAAAAGACAAAGCTTCGTGTGTTGAATATCTTAATGAATTATACACAACCAATGGTGAAAGAAGTTGTAGGAAAGGATGGCAGTATTGTTTATCAAGAAAGCTTTAGAACAATTTTAGTAGATAATAGCGAGTTCCCAGATGGTTCTTCTGGAACACTTGCAGTTCAATTCGTAAAAGACAAAAAGAGTTTACCAAACAAAAAAGAACTAGACATTGAAGAAGAGAAGTATAATCTACAAGGCGAAAAGTATGAGAAGATAGCAATTACATCTTCATATTTAGATGATTATGATTATGATATACAAATAATTCCAGAGAGCCTATATCAGAAAGATACAGCAGAAGCACAAGCATTATTCCAAGAGAAGCTACAAACATTAGCAAACTTCTTTCCACAAATGTTTATGGCTAACCAAAGCGTATTGTTTGAAGACTTTATCAAGACATATAACGAAGATATATCAAAATATAATCTTGAACCACCAATGCCAGAACCAATGCCACAAGAGCAACAACAAATGGGGCAACCACAACCAGAGCAACAACCAATTCAACCTAAACTATGAAAAGAATAATAACAAAACTATTGCTAAAACTTCTTAAAATCCCACAAATATATATGGGAAATGATAAAGAAAAAGAGATGGAGTTCTTTAGCAATATGTATTCCAATAAAGAGTTTAGAAATTACATATCAAGAAGAGATTTAGAGATATTACAGTTATTGGGCGGAGGAGTAAGCAGAGAGGATTATCTTGCATATTTAGGACAAAGGGTAGAGTTAGGAATGTTATTACAGTTTGCCAAAAAGAATTGGGAGAAAGAGCAAAAGGTTAAAAATAGATTGAAATAAAGGTCGATAAAATAAAGTTAATAATAATTATGTTTAATAAATCTTATTACGACGATAGAAAAAAGGATATGACAGATGCTTTGCAAAAAGAAGTAGCAAAGTTAGTAGAAAATGTTTATTCTTTTGTAAGAGAAAGAGAAGCATCAATGCAAAAGTATAATGAACTTTTGCAAAAAGAACAGGCATCTCTAAAAGAAGATGCAGTTAAAGAGGTAAAAAAGAACATTAAAAAATAAATATTTATAAAAGAAGTCCGGGACTCACACCTCGTCATTATGTGGCAAGATGTGAGTTCTTACCGAAAGGTTGGGACTTCTGTTGTAATGTTGTGGGAACTACACAATTAAAATAAAAGTTTTAAAAAATTATGACTGAAGAAAAAGATTTAAAAGCAGTAGAGGGAGATACTACTGAGGGTGAAGATCAACCCGAAGAAAAAACCGCTGTTTCTGAAGAAGAGACAGAAACCATTTCCAAATCTGAACTGGAACAACTAAGGAAGGCGTCAGATGAGCGAGATAACTACAAAAAGGCAGTTATCAGACTCAACAAACAAAAAGGTCGCTCACTTCCAGGGTCAGAACCCGTAAAAGAGCCAATAGATGAATTTGAAGAACGCCACGAGGAATATGTTACCAAACAAGACCTTGAAAAGCGTGATGAAAAAGAAATCGTTATGAAGGCTTGTGAAAACCCAGAAATTGACGAAAATTGGGAAGAAATACTGTTATTTTATACAACACCAAGAGATAAGTCGTATGAGGGTAAAATGACCAGCATACAAAAAGCTTATAAACTTTGGTCGCTTGATAAAAAACTTTCTGAAACCCCAAGAGATAAAGGGAAACAAGTCACAAAAGAATTGGCAAATGAAAAGGGTTTAAGTTTAGGCAAGGAAAAACAACCAGAAAATCCAAAGAAACCTCTTTTTGAAAAGAGTGTGAAAATGGAAAACTGGTATAATAAACCCGAAAAATGATTACACCTTTAAGATACGACGAAGGAAGAGTTGTCAAATTACAAGACGCAACTGTTTCTGACACAACCATTACAAAAAATGATTTGTTAGATTATGCATCTGGTTACTTACAGAGAGCAACCAATGCAACAACAGAAGTCAGATTTATGGCAATGGAAGACAAAACCACCGCTGAAGCAGCACACGAAGATTTGCTCGTTCTCAATTTAGACGGAGTAGAATGCGAAGCAGACACAAACGCCAGCGTAACAGTTGGAAATGTTGGAGTTGCTCGTGATTTAACTGACCACGCTACAATTGATGACACGACAAATACAGACAAAGTGTTCTTTGTTACAGAGATGGTTGGAGCTTCTACAGACAAAAAGGTTCGGGGTTATTTCTGCGTTAAATACCTATAAACTATGATTACACAATCAGATTTCCCAAAATTAACAGACTATGTTGACGACATTTTTAATGAAGTCGCAAAAACATCAGTTGCCGATATGAAAGGTAACAAGATATTCCGAGTTAGAGATACTTCATTACGAAGTTTTGAACATCTTATTTTACACGGAATGTCGGGTATTCAAGAAGTAACACCAGGACAAGATTTTCCAAATGTAACCTCAGAAGAAGGAGATAGCATTACCTGGACACAGCGACAATATGGAGCAAAAGTATCTGTAACAGAAGAAATGAGAATGTTTGATAGATATTCTCAACTTGAATCTATTGTTAGATCCATAAGTACAGATGCCTTTGATAAAATTGACCAAAGTCTTGCAGATGTTCTTTTATACGGAACAGCTACCACCTACACTGATGTTTACGGAAAGTCTGTAGCAGCGGTTGGACCAGATGGACTTGCTTTATTTTCTGCAAGCCATTCAAACAACCTAAACACGGATGTCTTCTCGAATATCATCACATCTAATCCAGCACTTTCAAGAGCAGCTATTGTAACTGCCAGAAAGTTAGGATTAACGCATAAAGACCCAAACGGAATGATTAGACCTGTTCATTTAGATAGTATTATTGTATCCCCAGAAAACGAAGACTTAATTGAAAGAATTTTATATTCTGAAAAAATGTCTGGAACTGGAAACAATGATCTCAATCCAATGAAAGGAAAAATCAAGAATGTTTATGTATGGGAAAGAATGCAAACCCGTTCCGACGGTACGGACACTTCAGCATATTGGTTTATGTTTGATTCTTCAAAAATTGGAGAAACATTGAACTGCCTTTTTGCTAAAAGACCAGTATTACAAGCACCAGAAAAAGTTTATAAAAACGGAAACTGGGATTATGCTTTGAACTACTACAACACCATCGGTATTGGATACGCACCATACATCTTTGGTTCTACAGGAGCAGGAGCCTAGTGCTCGTTCGTGGGGTATCAACCTGACCGAAGATACCTCACGGGGTCAGGGAATGAGCTTATTAACTAATTAAATAAAATTATGGCAGCAAATTGGGGAAAATTATATATCCAAGGAAGATGCAAAGCATTTGGCGTTTCTTGGTCGGAAGAAGACTTAAACGCTCTAAACAACCTTAAGATACCCGTAGAGTATGTTAGAAGGGGAATTTTAACGCTTAAAGAGTATGAACAAGCAAAGGATTCTATTGAACTATTGAAAGATAAAGAAGTTTTAATGAAAGAAGCAAAAGAAGTAGGATTAGAAGCAACACCAGACGCAAGTGCTGAAACATTAACAAAAGAAATTAAGAAAGCAAAGAAATAAAGATTGAAATAAAAGTCGAAGTCGTTATTAACGCTCAAGAGAACTTTATCTTTTCTCACCAAGATAAACCTTAAAGAGAATGTGAGGAATCAATTAAATCGTTTGAAAAAAATTAACTCCACGAAAGCCGAAAGGAAAATTGCTGAAATCTTAAAAAGAAATCACATTCCCTTCAAGACAAAATGGAAAGTTAATAATAAAGAAGTAGATTTCATTATAGGAAAGGTTATATTTGAAATAGACGGCAGTGTTCATAAACATATAGACCCTGAAAGGGAAAAAATGTTGTTTGATGCTGGTTATATTCCTATACATATCTCAATAGAAGAAGTTTATGACGATAAGATTGGTGAAAAGATATTAGACTTAATAAAACAATAATATGGCTAAAACACATTTTGACTGGTTGGAAGTAAGCAACAATTCTGCCAACCCAACAGACACAGACACAACAAGAAGAGGTTTTGCTATTGTTGGTAAAGACCCAAAATACTACAATGGTACAACTTGGGTTACTCTTGAACATTCAGGAATATCTGAAACTTTTGTAGGACTTACTGATACGCCTTCTGCTTTTACAGATGCAGGAAACAAAATCCTTAAAGTTAATACAGGAGCAGATGCTCTTGAGTTCGTAACAGCAAGTGGAGATGTTACAATGAGTGCAACAGGTGTATTCACAATTGCAGCAAAAGCCGTTGATGCAGCAATGACATCAATCGCAGATGGCAAAATCTTCATTGGAGGAAGTGGAGGAGCTGGAGCAGAACAAACACTAACAGGTGATGTTACAGTAAGTAATTCTGGTGTAACAACTATTGGTGCTGCAAAGGTTCACGCCTCAATGCTTGGATTGTTAGATGACACAGAAGTGATAATCGGAACAACCACAGCAACAGCTGCAACAAAAATCTCATTAGAATTTGACGAAACAACAACAGGTATTGGTTTGATGACAATTGGTTCAGTTTCTGTCCCAATGGTTCTTAACACAAACCCTGGTTCTACAGTTATTGCTGACACATTAAATATATTACATTCAGCAGGAGCTGGTGATTGTGATGATTTAATGGGTTCTTATACTAAGGTTGCAGTTTCTGGAGATGGAGATAGCGGATTAACAGTAGTTGGCACGGCACAAAGATTATATGTCGGAACATCTGAAGATAATTCTGCTGTTCAAGAAGCATACGCAATACAACCTTGGGCAAAGCATACTGGAACAGGAACATTACTCGCTATGAGTGGAGTTTCTGCTGCTTTAATTCTTGGAGATGGAGATGCTTTCACTTCAACAAACTCAATCAATGCTGGACATTTCCACATCAAAACATACGAAGGTGCTGCTAATGGAACAGTTACTTCTTCAAACTTTGATGGTGTAATGATTGAGGCATGGGCTAATGTAACTGGTCTTGACTCAATGTTAAACCTTTCAAATGGTGGAACAAGTACAACCAGTATGGTTAGAATGGATCTTGGCACAGCAACGAATGTTTTTGAAATGAATGATGCTGAAGGAATAGCATCAGTAACGAATGGCTCTGTTCTTAATGATATATCTAGCACAGCAAATGCAGGATATATTAAAGTTAAGATTGGAGATACAACAAGATACATAGCAATTTACGAAGCAAAGTCGTAGTTTGTTGGTAGATATGGGAGGGGTTCGCCCCTCCAAATATGCCGATAAAGGTTGACATTATAAAATAATAAAAATAAAAATATGGCTACACACGAAACATACTCAAGTGGAATTGTCTATACGCCTATATTGCACAATGCAATAGGAGTTTCTACAACACCTTTAACATCAACATCAATAACACAATTAACAGCAGGAGCAAAAGCAGTTAGTTTTCAATTAACTGGGGCTACAATTACGACAAGGTCTGCAGTATTCACAGTTACAGTATCAATGGATGGTGGAACTACTTTTCAAGCATATAATATGCTTTTAAGTAATACTGCAGACACAAACGAACAATCATTAACAAGAGTTGCTTCTATAACAAGAGCTGCAACAGGAACTGATATTTGCTGGATGTCTCCGGAAACATTAGGGTCGATTACCCACATAAAAACAGTATTAGTAATAACTGATACAGGAATACCAGTGGGAACATTCACATTAAAAGCAAGTATCGCTTATTAAATAATTAAACAAAAATATGGCTACATTTACAAAAATAAATAGTTTCGTAGAAAACTTAGCAGAGAAACAAATTGATTTAGGTGGTGCTGAATTAACAATAGCACTTACAAACACCGCACACGAAGCTGCTTGGGATGAATTAGCAGACTTGACAGAAATAAGTTATACAAACCTTTCTGCAAGGGTTATAACCGTTTCTGCCTCTTCACAAACAGCAGGAACATACAAACTTGTATGTGACGACTTGACATTAACAGCAAGTGGTGCTGCTGGTCCTTTTAGATATGTTTATATTTATGATGACGGATCAACAGGTGATAAGTTAGTATGTTATTACGACTATGGTTCTTCAATAACATTAGCATCAGGAGATACCTTCAAAATTGACTTTGATGGCACGGACGGAGTATTAACAATTGCATAAAACTAAACAATGCCTTTAACAAACTTTTATTTATTAAAAGAAGATGGGGGAAAACTCCTCAAAGAAGACGGAGGTGGAATTGTATTAACAAGATTATATACAATTGTTGCTTCATTTGGAGCTTTTGTCCTAACAGGCATTAGTGTATTGCTTAAGAAAGCATTATCAATGGCAGTAACATCGGGAACATTTATCTTAACTGGAATTGACACCATATTTAGTAAAATGTTCAATATGACTGTTACTGCTGGAGATTTTGTTTTAACAGGAATTGACATTGTTATTTCAAAAGTAATCAATATGGTTGTTTCTGTTGGAGAGTTTGCATTGAATGGAATAGATGTTGCTTTTAACAGATTATTTAATATGACTGTAAGTGTCGGAGAGTTTATTCTTACTGGGGTGGACACAGTTTTCACAAAAGCATTAAACATTATAACAACCACAGGAGAGTTCATCTTGACAGGAATAGACATTTCTTTCATAAAGGCATTAAACATAATTGTTTCTTCAGGAGAATTCATATTGACAGGGATAGATACTGCTTTCATAAAAGCACTTAATATGATTGTCACTACAGGTGAGTTTATCTTAACAGGAATGGACGCACTTTTTAATAGAGGATATACAATTGCTGTAGATGTTGGAGAGTTTATCTTAACAGGAATAGACACTATTCTTATAAAGGGAATGACTATTGTTGTTTCTGTCGGAGAATTTGCCTTAACAGGAATTGATACTGCATTAACAAAGGCACTCAATATGATTGTAAACACAGGAGAGTTTATTTTAACAGGCATTGATACCGCATTTACAAAGGCATTAAACATAATTGTTTACGCAGGAGAGTTTACCTTAACTGGTATTGATATTACATTCACAAAAGGA